AATCAACTACTGCTTGTGCTGCTGCTACAGCAGATTGGTCTGAGGCAACTACTGCTGTTTGAGATTCAACTGCTGATGTTGCTGTAGTAACTGTTGCTGTAGATGACTCAACAACTGTTGTTGCTTGTGTAACCACTTCCGTTTGTGATTCAACAGCTGCCACCGCTGTTGTTGCAATCTGTACTGCTGTCTCTGCAGACTGTATTGCTGTTGTAGCTTCCTGGACCTTTACTGTAGCCTCTGCTACGGCAGTAGCAATTGGCTCTTGAGTGGTAGCAATTGTAGCTGCTTGCTCTGTTGTTGTGTTAGGAACATTAGCTTGAATTGTAGTAGTTATAGTAGTTGCTTGTGTTTCTGCTGCTGCCTGCAATGTCTCTGCTGCCGCTTCAACCTTATCTGCAACTATCTCAACTGTAACAGGAGTGGTTGCTGTGGCTGTATCTGAAGAAGGATTAGCTGGAGTTACTTGAACTGTTGGCTCATCAGCATTTGCAATGCTGGGCCCAAAAAGGAAAAGCCAGCCGATTATAAAAAGGCTGGTTAAAAAATACTGTAACTTTCTAGTCAACTAGGTATCTCCTAAGTAATGCAATATGTTTGCTTACTTAATAATTATACCACCAGTGCTATTTAGGATTATCTGTTTTATAAAATCCGTTACCTTTAAACTGTATGCCAAATGGGGTGAAGTGTCTTATCATTTGTGACTCACATTCAACACATGTATATCCTGGATCATTATCAACAATTGATCTATGCACTGACATTGTTGCATGTGCATCATCTTCACTACATTTGTATTCGTATACTGGCACTACCTTCTACCCCACTTAACCTTATTCCACCCACGCTCATGAAAATAATAAAGTATTGTTTTTGTAAATACTTCAAAGCTTGCTATCGCACCCGCAGTAACTGGTTCCTTTGTTATTACCCAAGATATGACAAAAGTATCTGCGGTACCAATAATACGCCATGTAATAGCTTTTAAAGCTGACCTTTGTTTACTTACGTTCATGCTGGCCAATCCATATTCTTAACACCAATTTTATCTATAGCTTTAGATACCCATCTCTTTACGTTTTTCAGTAGCCGAAATAGCATGAATGTCTGCCCCCAAATCTACTTGTTCAATCTTATATCCTACATCACGACCATAAACAATGTTAGTTATGTTAGGTAATCTTAATACTAATGAGCCATCCATAAATTCATCTTTAGCAATATATTCCTTTACCTGATCAAAGGTGAGTGGGTCTTTTTCGCTTGTGTTGTATGTGTTGCGAACTCCCAGCAAAACCTGTTCTGTCCTTTTGCTAGCTTCTTTGTAGAGTGCATGATGACCTTCATGCCAAGGCTGATACCTTCCCAACATAAGAGTTGTTGGCGCCGACCAGTCATGTAGCTTAAACTCTTCAATTATTACTGAGGCTTTTTCATTGGGATCAAGTCGGTGATTTACAAACATCCAATCTATTTTTGCTGGCTTAACAAATATCTTGTTTGTATCTTCAAATCTTCCCTCTTCAATTGTATCCATAAAAATTAATATGTCTGGCTTGCCAAACGCTTTTCTTGTATCTTCTGTAGGGCAAACAAAATCTACAATGACTGGGGCAACACCTTGTTTAGATATGAGACGTGCCATCTCGCCCATTCGTCTTGACTGCTCTATCCTGTCTTCAGGAGTAAACCCTAGGTCAGAATTAACTGTGGATCTAACTTCATCAGCATTTAGATGTAATGCATTAATTCTTTCTTTAAGGGCTTTTGCAAGCTCTGTTTTACCTGAGCCTGGTAGCCCAATAATCTGAATAATCATAATACTCCTTAGTTGGTGGGCCTTTTAAACACATGCCCAGGTGCAGACTGTACGCTTCCTACATATCCCGATGTCCACCGACGTACAGAATATTATTTAATTTTTAGAATCTTAGGCTGTTTTTCTTTTGGAAGATTTCTAACTACACGAATATGTAGCATACCGTCTTTTAGTTCAACGCTAGATACCTCCATGTATTCACTTAGCTCAAAAATCCTTGTGAACTTACGTGCAGCAATTCCTTTATGCACAACTTCCGCATCTGTTACTGCCGTAACCTCTCCTGTAATCCATAGACTTCCGTCCTCAATAGATACCGTTAGATCTTCTCTTGTGAATCCAGCAACTGCCAGCGTTAGCTGGTAGTTATCATCATCTAGTTTTAGCAAATCATACGGCGGGAATGCTGTATTGTTTACCTTACTTAGACTGTTAAAGCGCTCCAACTCTCGGTTGAAACCAATAAAAAATGGATCCTTGAATAGATCCATAGCGAATTGTGTTACCATTTTTTGCTCCTTTTAAGCGAGTTAAATTAGTACCCCCATTTGGCAGGTACAATTACATTATATCATTTGGTCAACTAAAAATGCAAATTGTTGTTTAAGACAGACCATTTATTTCTTTAACCAGTCTATTTATTTCTTTAATATTGTCGTCTGACGGTACGCAGGATATCATTATGTCGGACACATTAAGTTTATTAATATCAATAATATTCTTTTTTATTTTTTCATAGGTACCATAAAACCTGACATCCCAGTTTTTTTCTCCCATTTTTTCAATAAAAGATTTTGCCTCTTCATCTGTATCCCTTATACAAACTTTAATCACTACGCCAATTTTTTTTACATTTTTTATATACTTTTGAACATTTTGATAAGCGGTGTATTCGGTAAACAGTACATCTCCATATTGATTTGCTAAATCAATAACGGTATTGGAAGAACCACTGACTGCAATCTCTGCCATACCATTATTTTTTTTACTAAAATCTTTAATAAATTTTATAAAATTAATAACCCTATCTTCTTTGCTAACAAGATTATCTTCATCATTATTTATTATTCCGACAACAAAATTGATCATTAGTCTGTCGGGCTGTATGTCATTAAACGATCTGCACATCATTATGCAGTACTCTGGAGAAATTGCATGTGGTCTTATTGCTATATTATATTTTATTTTTTCATTTTTGTTTATTATATGTGCAGCTTTGATCCAACCATCATGTTGATTTGAATTGTATATAGTTAGTATTGAATAGTATCCAGACAGCTCAAGATCGGTTACAAAATCTTTTAATTCGTTTATTTTTAAACGTGAAAGATCTCTGTACATAAAATGAAAGTTAAACAATTATATTCTGCTTTTTGATTCCTGTAAAGACTGCGGGGATACTTTTATAAATCTGCACTCTTCTCTAAAAATTTTAAGATTTTGAGATCCACAGTAAGAAAGTCCGCTTTTGGCATTATTTATAAATTGTGTAATAGTGTTTCGTACTGGACCCTTGTTATCTATATATGCGGAAACGCCCTCAACATGAAGGTGATTTAAAGGCGGCTTCTCTCCAGTTTCTTTATCTAACTGTATACTTTCAGAAGCCAAGCCTCTAAATAAAAACTTTCCATTAGACATTCCGTCACACTCTTCATGTCCCGCAAACATAGTTCCCATCATAACTGCGCTGGCTCCACCAGCAAAAGCCTTTACGATATCTCCGTTATGCTTAATGCCACCGTCAGAAACAATTCCATTAACTACATCATTTTTTACATTTTGATATACATCCATAATTGAACCTAATACTGGTGTGCCAAATCCAGTTACTAGTCTTGTTGTGCAGGCTGCGCCTCCCCCAATCCCGACCCTAACTGAGTCGGCGCCAGAATCCATTAAGTCTTTATAAGCATCGTATGAAGAAACATTGCCACTCATAATATGAATATAATTAGGGACTACAGCTCTTAATTTTTTGACTGCATTAACCGATGTATCTGTATGTCCATATGCAGTGTCTATTAGTATAACCCTGCATCCCAAATTAAGTATTTGTTCTATAAAACCCTTGTCGTCTACATCTGTATTATTGATGGCAAAGCCAAGTCTGTGAGACCATTCTGATTCTAAAGAAATTTTTTTGTACTGGGCCAGACGATCATCTTTGTTTTGAAATCTGTGAACAAAAGCCAAGCCACCATATTCAAGCACCTCTTTGATCATGCTTGTGCTGCTAATAAATTCCATCGGTGCCATTACAAATGCATTTTCTAAAGTAAGCCACGCTGCTGGGTTATTTGGGTTTCCAACAACTGATTTTAATTCTATGTCTGATCTACTTTTGACATTAGATCTTTTTGGTACCAACAGTATGTCATCAAAACATAAACTGTTCGTTAGTGTGTCTAGTTGCAATTTTAGTCCTTAAGAGATTTCCATGGATTTGGTGGAAGCTTTAGGCTAGACTCCAAGAACCAGTTCCACTCTTGATGCTTCTTTAAAAGCTCAGATAAGTGTTGTACTAATGCCCACTCTTTACTTGCTATTGCTTGTTCTGTTACAACTCTTATTTCTTCGATCATTTTTTTGTTTATTGGCACAAGATGAACTGCCATTTCGACTCCACAGTATGTGTCTGGCTTAACGTTGCCTAAAGTTTGCGATTCAGATATCTCTTCAATTGTATAAAGAGCCTCTCCGCCTATTCTGCGTAGCCATAACGAGGTCTCCATAAGAAGCCTGTCTGACTCTAGATATATTTCTTTGTAGACAATTTGTGACTGTCTCATAAGCACGGACTCTGTGTTAAGATAAAAACCTTTTACAAGATTTGTATAAATAAATGAATTTGATTGCAACTCTTGCATTGAATTAATTAGCTGTTTCATTTTTTCTCTTTTCTTTTATTAGTGTTTAGTATATCATTTTATTGAAAACGATGCCACGGTTTTGCTTTGCCAAATTGCCCCTGTAAAGTTCTTTGATTTTCTATAAATCCCCCGCTCACTGAGTGTGCTAGTTTATATAAATCAGGGACCGCAAGGTCTCCCTCTTTCCATTTATGGACCATCCTGATATCTTCGTTTGTCCAAACCTCATTACAAATCCATTTAATTAATCGCATGAAATTTTGTGTTTCGCCATCATTTGGCTCACGCCCATCAAAATATTTTAAATATGTGAATTCTGGGTGGGGGGATGCTAAATGAACTCGTAATGTTTTTTCACCAGTTATTGGGTGAGTGTTGACAGTTTTAAAGGATTGCTTAACTTCTTTTAAAGTTTGATTATTATTAGTATCGTAAGTAGCTTCAGTGACTGTTATGTATGTTGTGCATTTGTCCAAAAATTCTTGATCTTCTTTGTTTAACCTAGAATACATTTCGGTCATATCCATAAAATAAGTATGTCCTGAGTCTTCTGGGCAATTAAATTTTTCCATTCTCCAAGTAGCCCCATGAAATGAATCATTTTCATTTTCTACATGTTCAATGTGCCAATTTAACATTAATTGATCTTTTGTAGCATAATAACCATTTACCATGTGCTTATGATGATCTTCTACGTAATCCGACGGGCTATGATCTAAAGAATTTGGATACCACCCAAGAGTGTCTCCAAAAAATTCCATAAGGTCTGTCTGTTGCTCTTTGTTTAAATTAGCATTTCTAAATACAATAATTTTATCTTTTAAAAAAATATTCTTATATTTTTCAGGGTTAGATTTAATTTCTTCAATAGAAGTAAACTCTGTTGTATTAACCAATCTCATTGCTATTCCGATCTATTTATTAACTGCCTCATAGGATGTGGCAATAGTTGAGGGCATGACTTGACCTTGACCCCATTGTTCTTTTTGTTTATCTTGATCTAACTTTATTAAATTTTTTATTTCTTGAAAATTTTTATCGTATGAAGAATCTGCGTAATCATATGAGCCTAACATTGTATATCTTTGACCAGACAAAACTTCGGTTACTGCATGAACATTTTTAATGCCAACATCAAAAACTATAAAGGAACCAGTTTCTGGTTTAAAGGCTAACTCATGATCTCTAAATGTAAGCAATCCTCCTTCAAAGTTATCATTTAAATAAATCATGGTAACAAATTTATTTTCCTCCCACGCATTAGGGGTTCCGTCTAGTTCTGCGTTGTCTGCGTGATCTCCAGCAAATGCTCCTGGGTCCCACCTGTGTGCGCTTAAACTAATCTGTCTTAGTTTAGCTTTAAAAACTTTTTCCGCTAAGTCTTGTGATTTAAGCTGCACCTGTCTTAAACTGTAACCAGCTTCTTGTTTATTTGGTTTTTTACCAGAAATAACATATGAGTTATAAAAACAAGATAAAGACCAGTCGTCAAGACTGTTCCAGTATTCTATCAAGAAATCACATTCTGATTTTGTTAAAACATTTTTATACTCAACAATATCTGGCCTGTGAACTATTTCCTTCATGTTATCTGGGTAAATAAATTTTTCCATATATAGATTATACCATTTCGTGTCCCCAGATGGTTTCGAACCATCGACCCGCAGATTAAAAGTCTGCTGCTCTACCAGCTGAGCTATAGGAACAGATGGTTAATAGGTCTACGAGCAGACCAACCCATTAACCTAATACATTGAGGATTCTCAGCCTTTGTATTAATTGTTAGGCAGAAAGAATTTTAGATAGAGCGTTAATTGTTGCTGCAATTCTTCCGATATCACGCAATTGCTCTACTGAATATCCTTCTTCCTTTAATGTTTCATAATGCGCTTTCACACAAAAGTGACACTTTCCAATAATTGAAGATGCCAAAGAGTAAGCTTCAAACTTAGCCTTTGTTGTTCCTCCATGCGATGTAATGGCATTCATTCTTAATTGTGCTGGAAGACCCTTAAGCGCTGGATCATCTGCCATCTCAATGAATGGGTACCATACATTGTTCTGAGCCATAATTGAACCAGCAGTAAGGGCTGCATTCTTTTCAACTTCATCTGTTGCGCTTGCAACAATAAATGCAAGCAGCTTAGAGTTTCCAGTTGCAAAAGCTGCAGCAATTGACAAGTATGTCGCTTGCTCTGAATCAATAGTTGACCTATTAATTACTGCATCAAGGTTTAGTTTAATGTCTTTTGCGTAGTCTGGAAGGGATTCTTTTAGCTGTTCTACCCATGACATTATAGAGTTTCTCCACCAAGGGATCTATTACAAGCACAGAGTTCGCCAGTCTGTAGTGCATCTAGGACACGAAGTGTCTCCTCTGGATTTCTCCCCACGTCTAGGTTATTGACTGTAACATGCTGAATGATGTTGTCTGGGTCTACAATAAATGTTGCACGGTATGTAACTCCAGAAGGGTGGTGTACGCCCAAATCGCTTGCAAGCTGGCGTCCTGTATCTGCAAATGACCATGAATTTGTCTTCTTTAAATCATCATGTGCATTACGCCATGCAATTTTACAGAATTCATTATCAACTGATCCAGTCATAAGAACTGTATCACGGTCATTAAAATCATTTACTAGTGCATCATATGCAACAATTTCTGTTGGACAAACAAACGTAAAGTCCTTTGGATAGAATGCAATCACTTTCCATTTGCCTGGAAAAGAATCTTGATTAATTACTTCAAATGAAGAGTCGTCATACGACAACGCTCCAGGTTTAACTCCAGTAACGGCAAAGCTACCGAGCTTATCTCCTACAGTTTTCATAGTTCTCCTTATATATAAGTGGGAATTCCCCGCACCCCTGGCTGGAATCGAACCAGCGACCAACAGATTAGAAGTCTGTTGCTCTTCCGCTGAGCTACAGAGGTATCGCTGGGAATGCAGGCATCGATCCTGCGACATTCGAATTAACAGTTCGACGCTCTACCATCTGAGCTAATTCCCACTAGTGTGCCAGGTAGGACTTGAACCTACGATTACCGAATTATGAGTTCGGGGCTTTAACCAACTAAGCTACTGGCACTTTACTTTTTTATATTATATAAAAACTATACGGATTTGTCAATGGATTGCTCTACTATTTGTTGTACATATTCCGAAAAGTGTTTTCTTATTGAACCCATTGGTCTTGATCCGTAGGACTCCCATATTCTTTTATATTCTACTACATTATAAAATGTTGTGGGACACATTATTATATTGTTATATTCTTTCATTACAGTGGGAAGCGGAACATGTTTACCGCAACACTTACATTCTTTTGCCATTTCTTGATATTCGCTCATATTATTTGCATCCTGTCCATTGCGTCTTTTAAGTTTTCTGGCATTCTAGGAGCCCTAATCATATTGTATGAGCTGGTTTCTCCGTCTGCCTCTGTTCCAAAGTCATTGTCGTAGCTCATTGATTCATATGTATGTATCTTTATCTCTTGATTATTATCAAATCTGGTTCTGCTGATTGAATTAAATATTGCTCCACAAGTAGCATCTGCTAAGTCTTTTGAACCTTTTCGTGGGTGGTCTACCTTATCTCTCATAATTCTAAGTTGGCAAAGTTCGTCTATAAGTAAAGGTATGTGTGGTCCTATTAGTCTTTCTTCAGCTACAATCATGGCCATATCATCATAATGTTTTTTAGCGACAGACAGAATCTCTGTATTGATGCCATATTGTTTTAGTTGTTGCATCATATCATGAGAGTTCCATCTGTCAAAGGTACATACTGCTATGTTAAATCCCCTTGTTTTAAGAGATAGAATATAATCTTTTACTTCAGTAAAATCTACCGACTTATCTGGTGTCGGGGTCCAGTACCTAACCGCATCTACTTCTACAATAGGCGCTGGCTGTGAGTAGGTGTCTGTTACCTTTACATTTACCCACTTGTTAACGTGAGCCATTGTAACTGCACAGTGGTCATGTTTTTGTGCTAAGTCTACGTGTATATAGTATTTTTTATCTGGGTCTGGCAGAAACCACTCTTCAAGTCTACCAAAATTATCTACTGCAATTTGCCCAACATTAAATGCCTTTTCTACTTTTTCTCTTGACTTAAAAAATGCATCAATCGCATCAGGTGGCATACAGGCAAATCTTGAAAGAGCGTCTGTGGGATTTGTAAAAAATGCTGTTTTAAAATCATCAATTTTTCTGACTGGGTTGATCTCCCAGGTCGGACGTTTAATTGCATATACTTTAGGTATTTTATAAGATATGATGTGATCCTCTTCCCACTGTATTTCAAACTCATTGCCTGCCGTTCCATCTGGAATCTCCTCGTACATCTTAAACTTATGCTCTCTGATTACAGTTTCTTTTTCTCCTATAACTGCATCATATCTCTGCTGTATGTAATCGTTTTTAAATCTGGGAAAAGATAGCAATATTACTTTACCAAAATCTGGAAAGCGGGAGTCTACTGAAGCCCTATACATATCGTATACAGCGCTGCCTGTTTTTGCTTGATCATGACCTGTAGTATTTTCAATTGCAAAACCAGAAATTTCATCTAGGATAACAACTATAACGTTGTACCCCTCCCAAGCTTCTCTTTCCGAGTGTCCTGAGTGTACAGTGATTGCTTTGCTAAATTGAATTTCAGAAGCCTTTGAATAATATTTACCTATAAACCAAGGAGACTTTTCAATTCTGCTTTTAAATCCCTTAAAAAAAACATTGTTTGCTTGCTGGGAGTTGATTGCAATGTTAATAATATCTATAGAGTCTCCTGGAGGTTTACCATAATAAGTTGCAGGATCTTTTAGGCATAATAGTAAATATACTATATATGCAACCGCAATAGTTGAGCAATAATCTTTACCAGAACCTTTTCCTAGTTGAGCTACAACCTCATTTGCTGTTTGCTTAAATCTAATTGCACCCTCTTCGTCTCCAAACAATTTTTTTAATGTAGACTCTTTATATATCTGAGAGCTTTTTTCTATTAGCACATACTGATATTCAGACAAAGGAGGAAGCCCTAAATAATTTGGATCATTTACAAATGTTCTAAGATCTACTGGCTTTTCCTCAAACTCTTCGCCATCTAAAATATCAATTAAATCAGAAAAATCAAATGACATTATACGACCTTTGGAACTTTTATGTAGTTAAATAAATTATTTGAATGAGAGTATCTAACATCACTCTTTAATTCGTTTACTCCGTGAAGGCAATGTTCATCTGAGCTGTGAATTACCAGGTCTCCCCTTTTAGGTTGATATTCTATTTTTTGATTTGGGTAAAACAAGCAGCCGCCAGCAAAATCATTAAAATACATTACGAGTCCCCATACATTATTTTTTTCTAATGTGTACTCTTGTCCTTCAACATAACTTTTGCTTGCATTTCTTATGTCTAAAAAATCATGATTGTCTGAATGTAGTCCCCAGGTTGCACCTTTTTTCATTCTTACAATGCTAATGTTATCTCCCAAATAAATTCCATCTTCTAGTTTGTCCGACAGTCTTTTTTTAATGGGAACCAGCTGGTCTAAAGATCTGTTTGATGTCTTGTGGCCTTCTCCAGGTGTGCCAAATCTTCCCATCCACTCATCTTCTAGCATAGACTCTGCAATGTTTATAATAGAATTGCACTCATCATCGGTAACAAAATTATGATATACATATATATCATCGCCTAGTTTCTCAAAACCATCTTTATTGAACATTGGTTATGACTTCCGTATCTATATAAACTGGTTCAACTATACCAGTAATTTGAGATAATCTTTTTGCAACATCCATTTTACACTTAGGGCAGCCCGCTGTAACCTCTTTTAGGATACCAACAAGTATTTCTTGCTTTCTTTCTGTCTCGGCAATCTGTGAAGCAATTTCAGTATTTTCTAAAACACCAACAGACTGTAGCATGGCAATTCTTTTTGTTTCTATGTCCGCTATAAGTTTTAACGCTCCCGCTTTAACGCTGAGCTGTCCTTGGGTGTCTGCATCCTCTACGGTCTTCCATGCTTCTTTAATAAGCATTGCGTAGTGTTGATCGGCTCCAGATATTGCTTCTCTGGCACGATCACGAATATTGCTGTCATTATGTACAACACCCTTCCACTCATCAATAAACTCAAGGACTTCTTTTCTAGAATAACCAGTAAGTGTGGCTATTTGTGTTGCAGAGTTGCCCTTTAATAACTCTTCTACGACCTTGTTCATTCGGTCAAAATGTACTGCTGGCTCTATATCGCTCATGTAATTATTATACTTCTAGTCGACTGAAATAGCAACCTGAGACATTGCAATACGCAAAAGAATAAGGTATCCGATCAAATCGTCTATATCGTTGTCCCCTGCAAAACCTTGCGAGTTTTTAATTCTATTTAATTTATCATCAATACGAACTTTTAATTGTTCTACGGAATCTGACTGGGCAAACAGTCTCATTGGGTTTAGGGCAGAGTCACCATAAGAAACATTTTTTTTAATTAGCATTTCTGCGACCTCTAGACACTCTCTAATAATTTTTTGTCCAGATGGAGCTTCTGTTGCTATTAACTGTAGGTCTGTTACCCAAGATTGATACCCGCCGCTTTTATTAGGATAATCTGTCATTTTTTTCTTAACAATCCAAACTCTTGTAAATATCTCTGTATAGTCATAGCAGAGACACCGCACTCTTTACCTATTTCTGTAACTGTTTTCTTTTGTACTACATATCTTCTGTAGAGCCAGTCTTTACTCTGATATAGCTTCATCGTTTAGTAAGCACCTGGTTACTATAATGTGCAATACCAAAGCTATCTGCAACATCAAAATCCACAATTTGTAAACCATATTTCTTATTAAAGTAGTCAGCAGTTCTTTGCTTCCTCATATTTCTTAATTGATTCTTATACCAAGACTCTGCATAACCTGGGTTTGCCAACCTTATTGCAGACTTCTCATCTTTTGTAGGATTTTTGTTACCAATGTACGCCTGCCAAGCGGAAGGGCTAATTGTAATAACCTTAGCACCAGTAGACATAAGCTCAGCAATAACAACTCCATAGACATATGATAATTTTATCACAGCATCAGGTGATCTGACAAGTATGGCTCCTTCTACAACAATATAATCACTCTTTAATTCTTCTAACATGACCGACATTTTGTTTTTTGCATCATATATTTTTTCATAGATATCTTCTCCAACAAGATTAATCTTTCCCCATTTTAAAGGAACATCATCTTCCATTAAACAAAAAGCTATAGAGCTTGTAGATGCATCTATACCAAGTACCCTATTCGCTTTAGTTTTAATAAGGCTAGCTAATTTCATCTATGATCTCCGAAATTAAATTTTTTGTTTTCTTATGATTTACTCTTTGACAAGATGAACATATGTTTTCTGAGTTATACCTACTAAGAACTGCTTTACATTTTTTACAGTATCTTAGTGCTCCATTTTTAATAGCTTTCTTTTCATAATATTTTTCCATAATTCTTTTATTAGTTGCAACTCTGCAACACTCATCGGAACAATATTTTTGATTATGGGTTTTAGCATCAAACTCTTTTTTGCATTCTAAATTTATACATATCATAAAATTGGAACCTCATACAGCTCAATTTGAACAGTTCCCAGTGGGGTGTCTTTACTGTAACATTCTTTTTTAATTGGGCAATATGTACACGGCATCTTTGACTTGGTTGCCCCTGCGGGTCTCATTGGAATGTCTCCATCCTTAAAGTTGTCATATACCTCTTGCATCCAAAGGAATGCGTCTTCAATGATCTTTTTGTTTTTATCATTCATTGAAATAGGAATAATTAAAATCTCTTGAGTATTTTTATTTTCATACAAGAAGAATCCCTCTTTAGCATTCTTTAATTTCATGTATGTAAGTAGCTGTAGCATATGGTTTGCAGATGACTTCATTTCTGACTGTCTTGTGTCCCAAACCTCTTGCTTTGCCGTTTTAATTTCTCCAATTACAGTCTCGCCGTCATACTCCATAATTAAGTCAATAAATCCACGAATGGGAGGATACTCATTAATAATCTCCTCTTCCTCGGCTCTCCACTCTGGCATTGTCTTGATAAGCTTTTGAAGTCTTTCATGAGCCTGAGTTCCTTGAGCCATATTGGCAACCGCAACGGCGTCATTATCGTCAATAAAAACTGCTCCAGAGAATGCCATATACCAGTATCTAGGACATTTACCGTGCCCATATCCCAAACTGCTTGGACTAAATGTTTTTTTTGTCATTTCACCATCTGCTCTTTTTGTATTTCGGTATGACTCGTCCAATAGATTTGCAAACTTTTCTGGATCAAAGTGTTTTCCAGTATGTTTTTTAAATTTAAGGTTCTTTACAATATCTCTAGCCATTTATGAATTATACCTAACGACATACTTAAGTGCATCTACAAGTTTGTCTATGGACTCCTTTACTGAATAGTAAACGTTTTTCTTGTTATTATTAACCGTTCCAGCTTTGTCCTTGGCAATAGTTGAATATACTGAAGACATGACTGCAAATTTAGTAGACATTGCTTGAAGCTCCATGATTAGCATAGGGGCTTTGGCAGAAGGAACATCTGGGTTCATTAATAGCTTTACTACTATGGCTAACGCTTTATCTAAATGCTCGTCTTTCATAAAGTCATGCAAGTCATTAAACTCTGTTATATCACTAATTAATTGAAGTGTGTTTCTATCTTCTGTCATTTTTAGCCCTTTTATCTATTTTGTCAATGAACAGCCCAAGCGGGTACCCAATACTAAATCCTAGCATTAATCCTAATAAAAAGATAGTCATTATAAATGAATCCTCCACACTCCATCACATTTTAATGCATGTCCTTGCATTGTAATTCTTTTTTCATTATTTTTAGCGCCTACTCCAAATCCAATCTGATGCAGTGGATTGCCTATAATATAAAACATTTTGCCTAAAGAATATTCTACTACTGTTGGAACATAACCCGAATATTCAGCTAGTAAAGACTTGTTATGCTCATTCAGATTTGGATCAAATGATCTCATCTTATTTGCATACTCAGTTTTTGAATCAATGTCAAGGACCTCTTTATCCCAAATAACAACAGATCCGCCTCCACTTTGTAAAGATATTGGAAGAGTAAAGGTTAACAAATTCTCTTCAACAATTTTATATTTTTTTAAAGCATTTTTGTTTAGATTAAGTATTTGATCCCTATGAATGTTGGTGTAAAGCCCGACATCATCAACAGACTTTACCGAATCAATTTCATTTTCCTTATGTCCAAATACATGAAATCCTGGTAGCGCTAGGTCGTAGTCGTATTCGGCAGGGCCAATCTCTTCATTAAAAAATTGTAATATTCTGTCATGAACAAACCCAAATTTATCTTTTAAAATATCATTAAACTTAGAAACATTTTTGTAGTATTCATCTTCAGATATATTTTTATCTATATATGTAAATGCTCCTACGGTATAAAAGTATAATTCTTCTGATATGCTTCTTTTAGTCCATAAATCCTCAAGCAGATTTATATCATTCTCTACAACACCAACTTCTTCTATAGAAAGTATATCTTTAAAACCACACTTGCTAATCATTCTTTTTTTCCCACTCCCCTACTAGCTGCTCAAAAAGAGTCCATTCAATTACTGCAAGTCTAGTTTTGCTATTTGCTTTACCTAAAATAATTTTTAAAGCTGGATATTTGTCCCTACTTACTTTAAATGTGTCGGTACAAATTTTAGCCCATATGCTTTGAGAAATAGATATTGATTTTTCATACTCTTTGTAATCTACAACAAAACTTTTCCATTGAGCATCTCCCTTTTGATAGTCGCCTCTTCCAGAATTTTTCTGTGCCTTTGCGCCATCTCTTTTAACTTCTGATCTTTCTGACATCAGTTAACCTTAAATGAATTTTTGTGACCATCTGGACATTCCCAACTCATGGTCAGAGACACTGAATCCCAAAAATATTCTTCTGCATCTTTATCGCATTTTGCACAAGGCTTTTTCCCGCCAAATTTTTCAAGTTCTGGAGACAGAAGTTCTTCTTTTTTAAAGAACTCATCAAGATTTGGCATCTATTTCCTCAATAAGCTTATCCACTACTTCTGGATTTTCTCTTAAGTAAGTTACAGCTTTTGCACGACCCTGAAGTCTTTCTCCATTAACAGTATACCAAGCTCCACCCTTTTCAACTGCTCCAACCATTTCTGCAACATCTAAAGTTTCACCTACTAGGTCTACCCCTAAAGATTCTCCTTGGTAGTAGAAGTCGTATTGTCCTGAAAGGTTAGGGGGGCCGAGCTTGTTGTAATCAATAATCCAATTGACAGGCCTGCCAACTCTTTGTTCAATAATTTTGTCACCGACTTTAACGCCAGCCTTGATAGCATTAGCCTCAGCCTCAGAAGACCAAAGCTTAATGACTGTGGAAGAAAAGAACTTAACCGCCATTCCTCCTGTTGGTATGTGGGAGGCATGCATAGATCCAAACTGATTTCTTTGCTGTGAGATGAGAACCAATAATGTATTTTTGTTTGCATAATTTAACATTTTGACCGCATGGGTCATATCCTTTGCTTCTGCTCCGATTTGCTTTGTATCTTGCAAATCTTTCATTTCATTTCCATCTTTTTCAAAATAAATTGCTGGTAACAGCGCTGAAATAGAGTCGACAACAATAATGTCAACCCCTGCATCCATTAGCTTTGTAGCAACATCAACCATATCATTGACTGTCTTTGCTGGAGAGTAAATAAGGGAAGATGAATCTACTCCAAGCATCTCTGCCCACGACTGATCGTAAGATGCTTCTGCATCAATCCATGCACACGTCTTGCCTTCTTTTTGTGCCAATGCAATCATCTGCAGACAAAAAGAAGACTTTCCTGCAGACTTATTTCCCCACACAAGAACCTGTCGTCCGTATCCTAGACCACCTTTTAGGGCCATATTAAGCCCAATGCTAGGAGTCTTTTGTTTTTCAACTTTTACATCTTGTGCTGCTTTTACTCTTGCTCTTGTTTTTGGATCTAATCCTGCTAGGATGTCATCAATCGCTATAGTCATTTATTGTCTCTCTCTTTGATACAATTATATCATTAAAATAAATTGCCGTGAAGCTTTGGTCGAGCCTTATTAATCTCCATCTTTTTAAATAAAATCTCATCTAGGCTGTGAGTTACAAATCCGCCGTTACGCATTGATGCATAAAGGTCGAGAGTTCTAATTAAAATATCAACCATCTCTTCCACAATTTCCTCAGAACCTTTGTTCTTTCTAATTGCTTCTAGAACTTCCGTAACTTCCGAGTGGACTAGGGCAAGCTTATTTCCAAACACGTCAAAGTTTTTTGGATTATTCCAAAAACCCTTTTCAATTGCTGTTTCGTGTAAAATTGCAGCTAGAACATCTAATCCATAATCTGTTGCTAGCTCTACTTCATTACTCGAAGTCGGTAATGAGCTGGTTGTTATCTGCCCCTGGTTCATCTTTTGCCTTTAGCTTAAATGTAAATGTTTGATTATCTGAGTTGTAATCAACCTGTAATTCTTGATCTTCTGTGCCTGCATTTAAAAATGCATCAGTTGGAACAGTTATCGTACCTAATGTTTCAATAGCAGCAATAAGTATTTTTGGCACACTTAAAGTACCAAAAACTTCTTCAGCAGTAGAAACCCTTATCTCTTCTGTCATTTTATCTCCTTTATATTTAAAGTACCGTCATCTAGTTTAGACAACGTAACCTTACATTTCATTCCTTCACGCATTTTAGCCAACGTCATTTTGTACATGGCGGGAAAAGCAATTGCTCTAGTTAAATTTTTATCCTTGTCAGAAAGAACTATATGGCTCATCTGCTTACCAGCTTTAGTAGTATAAGGAGTAAAGTTTACAACAATGTACTCTTCATCATTTAAGTCGTAAGCCTTTCTATATAGATAATCTACAAAAATATCTTGTGACTCTGGATTGATATCTGAAACTTTAACATACCTTGCAATTCTGTTGTCTCCTACAAGAATAAAGTACATCTGACCTGTTTCAATTTGGGTCTGTTCTGTATGGAATAACCCTATGGATCCAGTCTCATCGACCAGCTCTACTCTAGCCCACCCATTACCACGCTTAATGCTTTTTACCATGCCGAACATTACAAATGAACCCAAATCATCAAACTCTTCAATTGGTCTTGCTTGCGCCTTAATTCTAGGGGGTATGCCTTCTAGATTAAATGTAGGGATTCCTAAATATTCGTAGTAATTGTCTTTTTCATTTCCTTGCCTTTTGTTATCAGGAAACGCAGCACCGCCGATGGCGTTAAGAGCAGTAACAGCACGGCTATTAATGCCAGAACCCTTTTTTGATGCTTTCTCAATAAAGTCAGCATAATCATTAAATGGTCTTCTTTCTATTATTTTATTTGCAATACCGTCTGAGATAAACTTTACCTCAGCCAAACCAAATCTAATCGCATTGTCTTGAAGGGAAAAGTAAACCTGTGATTCATTAATGTGTGGAAGCAATACCTTAAGGCCTAATCTTTTTGCTTCAATCAGGTATTCTGTTCTGGCGTCCTTATCATTTTCATTTTTAAGGATTGAAAACATAAACTCAAGCGGGTAATAAAACTTAAGCCAAGCAGTATAATAACTAAGCATAGAGTAAGCAACAGCATGGGAGCGGTTAAAAGAATAACCAGCATGCGCTTCAAAATCATGCCATAGCGCTTCGGCTTTTTTCTTAGTAATGTGTTCTGAAGCCCCAGCAATAAACTTATCCTTGAACTGGTCAAACTCTTTTGCATCTTTTTTCTTTCCAATAATCTTGCGGACCTTATCAGCCTCTGCCCAAGTCATACCGCCCAAGTGTACGCATGCCTGCATAACTTGCTCTTGATATATAATAACACCATATGTATTCTCGGTAAAAGGCTTCATAATTGTGTGCATATAATCTACAGCCTCATTGCCATTCTTACGATTGATGTAAGCAGCACCCACTGTATTCATGGCGCCAGGACGAACAAGAGCATTAGAAGCAGCAAGATCTTCAAATTTATCTACGCCCATTTTAATTAAAAGGTTTGTGTATGGAGTTGCTTCTGCCTGGAATACGCCTTTTGTATACCCATCGTTTAGCATCTTGTAAACATTAACATCGTCCATTGCCATCTCAGAAAGATTAATTGTCTTTCCGTGCCTATCCTTAATAGACTTTAATGTATCAGATATTACGGAAAGTGTCTTGAGGCCCAGCGCATCCAGCTTAATAAGGCCTATGTCTGCAACCGTATCCATATCGTATGCAACTACTGGAATTCGACCAGAAACTTTATCCTGTGCATCTTCACGAGATTCAACTGGCGCAAACTTTCTTAAATCATCTTTTGCAACAACGACACCAGCAGCATGAACTCCTACTGACCTGATTCTTCCACGAAGCCTATCCGCAAGCCAAACAACTTCTGGGTACCGCATTCTAAATTCTTTTGTATTTGGAGAATCTATAAAGTCTTCAAATGTATCTACAGATTTTAGTGCACGATTAACCTCTTGCAGTGGAACCATAAATACACGAGCAGCGTCTCTAACAACACCCTTGTCTTTAAAATAAGTGTATGTAGAAATAGAAGCAACGTGTTTAAACTTTTTCTTTAAATAATCTTTAACTTCTTTTCTACGACGGTCTTCAAAATCTGTATCGATATCTGGAAAGTCGTTTCGCTCTTCATTAATAAACCTAAAGAAAAGCAAATCATATTTAATGGGATCTACATCCGTAATTCCTAATGTATAACAAACTAAAGATCCAGCAGCCGATCCTCTGCCTGGGCCAACGGTAATATTATTTTCTTTAGCCCAATTAATCATGTCCCCAACAACAAGAAAATACGAAGCAAAATTTTTCTTAGCAATAATGCCAAGCTCTTCGTTAAGCCTGTCTATATAAATAGGGTCTGAGGCCTTCTGTAGCCTCTCTAAGCCTCTTTCAGCCAACTTCCTTAGTCTTTCATCGGCATCCGTCTTTGGCACTGGCAGGAGGTCTAATCCTTGAGAAAACTCATAATCTCCAATCTTATTGGCAATTTCCATTGTATTTTCGTATATGTCTTTACGTGATATTCCAGCCTTATTAAAGTCAGACTCAATCTCTGAGCGTGACTGTATAAACAAATTCATGTCTTGAAATGAGATTCTACGATCAGGATAAAGATAGTTAAATCTATCTAACATGTCCTTCATGTTTCTAGACATATCAAAATCCATATCCTTGTCCGCTTTTGGAGATGTAGATAGAATTAGTAGTGCTTCTTCTAGGATTCTGTCTTCTTCTTTAGCAAAGTGAGCATCTCCTGTTGCTACCGCCTTAATGCCAAGCTCATCTGCAAGCTCCAATAGCTTTGAGTTTATTTCTTGCGGATTGTGAGATTGAACCTCCACATAAAAATCATCGTGAAAAGTTTTTTTAAAATCTTGAAGTATAAGCTTGGCTTCTGAAAATTCGCCTTTTTCGATGCACTTACTAATAAGTCCATTAAGGCATCCGCTAAGTACAATAATGCCTTCTGCATATTCTTTTAGTATCTCTCTATCAATACGTGGCTTATGGTAGAAGCCTTCGTTCCATGCAAGTTCTTGCAAAGTATTAATATTCTCCAACCCCTTTTTATTTTTCGCTAGTAAAATAATATGGTTATAGGCCTGAATAGACTTATCTGTTTTAGATGATCTATCAAACCTATCGGTTGGAGAAATATACGCCTCAACACCAAGAATTGGCTTAATGCCAGTTTCCTTTGCGGCAATTTGCATATCTCTGTGTGACGAGAGAGTACCATGGTCTGTAATTGCAATCGCAGTTTGCCCAGCATCTAACGCTGCTTGGCATAATTCTTTAGGTGAATTTAGTCCATCCATTAATGAATAGTAGGAGTGAACATGTAGGTGTGTAAAGCTCATTAATATCCGCCTAAGCATTCGTTTCGAGTATGATAAAGTCTAATCTTAGTCATTGTCTTTTTGTTTGGTGCATATAAATCTTCTTTACAGCATCCACATTTCATATGCCATTCTCTAGCAAAGAAATCGTATACTGCACCTATATAATTTTTATACTTATTTGAAACAAATGTCTCAAATGGATCTGGTATCTCTAAGTTAATCATTTCCGCCATTTTCTGTTTTGTACCAAAGGTGGGATTCGAACCCACGCTTTATAGATTTTAAGTCTACCGCCTCTACCGCTGGGCTACTCTGGTAGAGTGGGGCGGATTCCCGCCCCACAACTACTACCAGTCTAAATTACTACTAGTTGATGAAGACTCTTCTGCGTGAGTGCTATCTCCAGCAAAAAAGGACTCTTGCTCCGTATACGGCATATCACGAACTGCGGTTGTCTCTAGATCAAAAAGCTCTAGAGCTGACGAGTCAAATGGAGTTTCGTCTTTTGCTAATGGAATTATTGTGTAGCTTGTATCTGTCTTAGTGCCAGAACGCTTTACACGCCACATTAAGTTTGTAATGCTCCCCATTTCACCAGCATATTCAATTAGGGTTGGTGTGATTGTCTTTCCACTTGAGCCCTGTGAAAGAATTGCAACGTATGGGTCTTCCTTGCCGTCATCTACAAGAACATTGATGTAAAGTCGTGAACGACCTTTCCATCCAGCCTTATAGTCTTTTCGGTGCTGCTCGCAACCATAACACTTGCCCTGATCGTCCATTGTACATAAGGCCTTGCGTCTGTAATCTTTTGGATTTGTATGCTCTACTGCAATAAATCCAAGTCCAGATTTTTCGTTATATGTAGGTGAGTCTGGGTCTAGCTCCTGCAAGAAACGAATTTTAACGCTTTCTGCATCCTCTAGCTTTACCCAGCGTCCTTTTACGCCATCGCCACCGCTTGACTGCGGCTTATCCATAACCTTGTTAAGATCTTTTAAACCTTTTACTATTCCCATATATTTCTCCTTTGTAGTTGATGGTGTAAATCCATCTGTTTATTATTTCTCATGGGTCCAAGATTGATACTCAATATTGGAAACTGCGTTCTTAATACAGGCTTTAATTTCCTCTTCGGTCATGTCGCCAGCATCTTTTGCATCATGTGGATATATCTTACCATATTCATAAGAAGCCCACAAGAGGTCTTTATTTTTTAATCTGGAGGCTATGCTGCTTGCAAGCTCACGACCAGCGTGATCAGAATCAGTCATTAGCGTTACCTTATTAAAATATCTATTTATCAGAGATACATTCTCTGTCGATATGTGGCCTCCTAAAGTTGCAATAACATTGGGGAACCCAGCTTGATGCACACGGATTGCATCAAAACTAGATTCCACAATAATAACGTTATCTCCTATTTTTTTAGCACGATGAATATTAAACATAGTTTTACTTCTAGGCAGGTTGGTGCTATTTTTAAATTTCTTTTCTGATATAGATCTACCAACTAGTCCGACTGGCAATCCGTCTGGGCTATGGACTGGAACAGACACCATGTTTGTCGGGGAAGAGTATCCCAGCCAAAAATAATTTATGGACTCTTCATTGATCCCACGAGACTTAAAATACTCTCTTGCGCTTAGGTTTCCTGCTAAGTCTGCATGTAGTCTATCTAATATTTCTTGTGGGAATTCTTCAAATTCAGGCTTTTCTTCAAGAGCATCATTAAGAAGATCATCAAAATTTTCTAGTGTTTCTGCTTCTTTTGAGTAGACGTATCTCATTGCTTCAAAATCATTTTTATGTAAAACTTTTTTAACCAACTCAATTATCGATCCAGTTTCGCCACACGAAGGATTAAAGCATAGCCACGCACCAGTCGTCTTACTGATACTGCAGCTTGCGCTATGTCTATTAGAATGAAATGGGCAGTAAAAAGATATCTCTATATCTGTCTCACCAGCAAACTGCAAGCCAAGGCTTTTTACGATTGCCTTTATATGCTGCTTAGAGTACTGCGTGGTATCAGCTTTCCTTGCGTAATTGCTTCGTGCTGCCATGCCTTCTTCTTTCCTACGTATGTTCCATAGAGTGTCATTAAAAACATCCATGTTGTGCCGTCAAATTCTACCGAAAAGTTGGTGTCTATGTCAAGTACCCTAAGATACCCTTTGTCTCTCATTTGATGGGTTAGCATGCTTTCGTATTGATGCTTTACCCTAACCATATCAGAGTCATCTAGAAATTCAACTTTAACTTGAAATCTTTTTATCGGTTTGTGATTCATTGTTTTGGAATGGATTCTCATAAATTTCTTTGACGATACCCCTGTTGATATCCCAGTCTAAGTATAAACCAAATTCATGCCCGTGCCTATTTTTTCGTGAAACGACCTCAATCATATTTGTTCCTGGGTATCTATGCACCGCCATAGCCATATCTGCATCATACTCAATAGCTTTTGACCAGGCAACTTGTGACATCATTGGTGGATTGTCTTGATCAGATACATCGTCTGCAGTGGCTGCTGTGATGTCAATGATAGGAATATTGTTAGATACCGCCAACATTTTAAATTCACGAGAAACGTTTCGATTTCTTTCAACTTCAGAATTACTTCTTTTATTGTCATTAAATAATTGATGATAATCAAGAATAACTAAATCTGGTTTGTGCTGATCGATCTTACCCTGAATGGTGGCGGGAGTGACCTCAACATTTCCTTCGTTAGAAATAAGAATAAAGCTATTTTTATCTGCAAACTTTTTAGAGCTCCATGCTCTAAAGCTATCTATATTAATATCTCCTTTTGAGAAATCTGAGGCCTTAAATAGTCCAGAGCCAAGCATTGTGTATATGCGGTCACGCATATTTTCTGGGGACATTTCAAGGGATACGATCATAGGCTTAAAGCCTTGTTCCCAAGCCTTGCAGGCCAAATATGATGTAAACCAGGTCTTACCACGCCCTGGCCAGCCGATAGCAACGATAAGGTGCCCTGGAGCCATACCTGTTGGGTATGCAAGATCTATGGCCTCAAAACCAGTTTTAATGCCTGGAGAACCACCCATCTCGCTAGACCTTACCTTTAACAATTCCATATATCTAATTGCTGATTCTGAGTCTGTTACATCTAGGTCTCTTACATTATTAGTAAATCTGCTAAGACCAGCCAATTGAGATTGCATGTTTTCAAGAACTCTAGATGCAGCATCTTCTTTAAGAGATGATCCTGCTCTAAGAATAATTGTTTTTAGTTTGTTTGATATAAACTCATTCTTAAGCGTATCTAAATAATATCCAGTCTGTCCCTTTACGTCTAGAGGCTCAAAGTCCTTAAACTTTTCTTGCAGGATTCCCGCCTCTGGAACAGCCTTAAATTTGTAATAATAAGCTTTTAGCCCGTCCCAAATATCTTTATGCGAAGTAAATAGATCGTCTACATTGTCTGCAAGAAGTGTGCTTATGTCTTTATTTTTGCATACCGCCGAGATTAGCTCTGCTTCTGTATTCATTCTATTCCGCCTTGTTCTACCATCTTCTTCGTTTCTTCTAATAACAAACGACGCTTTTCTTTATCTTTTTCAATCTCTAATTTTAGCATATCCATTTTATCAAAATTATAAAAAAAGAACTGCAGTGGGTGTCCGTTTTTAGACAATCCAAAATAATATTCTAACAAATCTTTTGCACGGTCAAAACCAACACTATCAATTACATCCTGCATAGCCCACTTTTCACGAAACTTGTTTATTGTAATTGTGCGTCCATATTTATCTTTGTATAAGTTTTGATACATTGTAAGTAAAATATAAGGCTCTCTGTTATTTGCCACGCTTCAACTCTTCCTCTACTTCTTCTGTTTTTTGAATTAGCTTGTTTTCAACAAAAGCATATACTCTTTCTGTGGCAGCATCAACAGTTTCTCCTTGACGAACATCGTCTTCAATACCAACGCCTATTTTAATGCTTTCGTAATTTCCAAGGTTTCTTGTAAATGAAAGGTCTACCTTAACTCTTGTTGTCACTTGTGCTCCTTTTTAATATGGTTAAACAATGTTATGTGTGCAAAATCAGATCTTACCTCAAGCTCTTTATTACATGTTGGGCAAATAACAATACGGCTACTTGCCATCAGACTCATCCTTAGAACTCTTTATTACCACTGGACCGTTTAACGAGTTCCAGTATGCAACCTCTTGCTCTCTTTTACGCTTCTTTTCTGCTCCAGATTCAATCTTATACCAAGCATTAAATGTCATTATTCCGCCTTCCAAACTGGTACAAACTTGCCTTCTTCTGTCTTAGTATACAATACTAAATTGTTTTTGAGAAGAGCTTGCACCTCTGCTTTTGATGGAATTTCTTTTGAGTGTCCTGAATCTAATATATGTTGGTGTATGTCTAATATGTTTTTTTGGTTAAACATATACTGTGACCAGTTTTCGCTGTCTGGCTGTCCTATTGGATATATCTTTTGAGGAGTGGCCACTTTTTCATTTAATATATATTCTTGTATAGTTACCCTATGCTTGTTTAGCATAGAAGCAACTTCTACAACAGTATATGCAGTTTCCATATTTTTTTTAACCTGGGAATATGAGTACATGACTCTTTTCTTCTCTGGGTAGCACCAAGCAATTATTTCGTCTTTAGATCTTGATGATTTTAAAACTTTATGTATTTTATCGTTTAAGAAGAAATACCGTAAGCTTTTTGATTTGCCGTTTCTTTTAGCTCCAGCCATTTTCCAAAACCACTCGTTTCTTTATTAACCATCCATCGCTTACCACACATAATGCAAAACAGCTCCATGTGCAGCTTTTGAGAAAAAACTCTGTCTACAAAAACTCTGCCTCTACATTTTCCGCACCACATTATAAGGTAAATGTCTTCCCGTCAACAACGCATGAATAATCAGGTGCAACATGAATCATCTGAATATGCGGGTAGTCATTAACAATATGAGCAATGGCAAATCCTTTTTGCCAATCATGATGTTGCATATACTTCATTCCAGGACCCTTTTCATCACACATGTGACCCAGTTCATATCCACGAAGAGTTTCTCCCTGACCTTCATTTCTTAGCTCATAAGTAACTAGGTGGGCTGCCAATCTGTGTGAGTGTCCACGAATCAAAGACACCTGAAGGTCTTCCATGTCTTTACGAACAGATCCAGTTGCTGCAATTGAAATTCCATGGTGGACGTGGATGTCTCCAAATCTACGCTTAGGTAGTTCATTGTAATGAATGTACTCGTATCCCAGCGAGTCTAGTCCCCATAGCGCTTCTGGGGTTACTTCGTTAATATAATCTGGGAGCTTTGCATCTACGTAATTAAAGATTCTAACGTCGTGATTTCCAAGAGCTGAAAATAGTTGTGCGTCTGGCAACATTTCTCTTGTCTTTGTATAAAAATCTCTTGCGCCTTTTGCTTCATGCCGCATCATAGGAACAATGAGATCACGACTATCGGTCTTGTGTAAATTTAAAAACTCTGCCGATCTTCCCTCAGTGTATTTACTATAGCAAGCTTGATCGTCTGTGTCGCCTAAGTAATCTACTACATCTGGCTTAAACCACTTCATTACCTTAAACCAAAGCGCAATCATCTTATCGTCTTGATACGGGAACTGCTGGTCGGATGACAGCATCCATTTTAAATCGTTACTCATTGAATCCCTTAATATATAAAAAAGTCACGTAGACGTGACTTTGATGTTACAGTAATTGTAACATATTGATACATATTGTCAATAGCTTATTTTGCTACTAATGTTCCAGCTGCAAATAAGGTAAATTTAACAGTAGTGCTTGCAGTATTTGTTCTAAATCTAATGTTTGCTTCAGTTGCGGTTACACTCTCAACTTGTATAAAAATTTGTGAATTTGGCCAAGATGGAGATGTTTGTCCAATTGTATTAATTTGAACCCATACGTCTGGTGTTCCGTTAAATGTTTGGCCAAACTTTACTTTAGCTGGTGTTCCATTTTTATCAGAAGACTTTACTGATTTACTTGATGGAACAGCAACAACCGTAGATGAAACGGAAGCCACTGGAGTATTAGCTCCTGCATTTTGAATATTAATTACAGTTGGAGTTGCTGGCGCAGCCAATTTATTAATATTCTGAATCATTGCGGCAATAAGGTCAGAAGTTACTGGGTCTCCTGCCGAAATTTTTGTTGGTATAAGCTGCTCTGCCATTTTTTACTCCTTTGGTTGTTCTGATGGAACTTCCTGTAATTTATTTTGTTCTGCTAATTGTGTGATCTCGGCACGAAGCAATGCAATATGTGTCTCATATTGTGAGACCAATTCTCCAATGCGTTGCTGTAGGGCTTGAACTACTAGCTCTAATTTATTATCCATTTTATCTCCTTGATAGATTTAAAGTATACCATTATGGGGTATTGTTGTCTAGCCCATGTAGGGCTCTGTAGGATTCCGTTGTCATTTCTTCATCGGTAATTCCCCTATGTCTTGAAAACGGTTCTTTTAAATTTGAACCGCAGTCTGGGCATGTGGCATAGCCCCACCCATTATCTACTGAGTCTGCGTAGAGTTCTTTATCGTCTATGCATATTGAGCACCAAAATTTAAACATTAACTATTCTCCAGTTCTAATATTCTAGCTTCCATCTCTTCTACCTTTAGCTTAAGATCACGGACAATTGGTATTAATAAATAAGGATATTTCTGCTCATTTCTAAACGAAGTTATCTGGCCAGTAAGATCTCTTTGAACAAAGTATCCAAGACCAGATGCATCTATATCTTCGGCAATTGGTCCGAAACTATGTGTGCCCTTCATTTCGTGAGCAATTTCATCTGTATCTGTTTTATATGTATAAAAGTTTATTGGAACATCTAGGATTCTTTCATAGTAATGCTTTGGGACCTCTGTTATATTTTCCTTATATCTCCTAGATGAGTCTGATACGAATCCGTCGCCCATGTGTCTAAATCCTACAGCCCTTACAATATTTCTAATTTCTGCTGCATAATCAAGATCGCTTGCATTTGCAACATCTACTGCAATTCTATTTACATTTGTTATGGTCTGGATTCTAAAAGATCTAACTCTCTCTGAATAAGGATTTCCTATTCTAAATACATAGTTGTCACCAGAGACCCATCCAAGGTACACCTTGTCTCCAAATATTATTCTAGGCAAAACTCCAGTATCTGGATTTGTTGACGCTCTTAGATCTCCTTCAATTGCTCCAATTGAAAAACCACCAATTGTTCCAGACTTTGCGGCTATGTTTCCAGAAAATGACGCCGACCCCGTTCCAGTTAATATGCTTACTGTAGGGTTTCCGCTTGTGTCGTATGCCTGAAATCCTTGAGAGTTCAATGTGATTCTTGATCCAGATGTCGCTGGGCCAGTGTTGCTTGCATTTGATGCACCGCTCCAAATGTTTATTCCGTTACCGCTTATACCAGTTATTTCATTAGAAGCATTTGCAATTACATATGCGCTTGCTTTAAGCTTCGTGCTAAGAGAAGTATTTATTGTTGCAATTGATGAGTCTTGATAAGCATTCCATGAAGATCCATTCCATGCTTTTAATATATTTCCGTTTGCTGTATCTATCCACATGTCACCAGTTCTTAATGCATTAGCACCAGTTCCATTTGTTGGAGCCGTTCCAGAAACAAAAGTTTTATTTTTTCCTGTTGCTGTTGTTAAAGCTGTTGCTGCATCATTTACTGCTGTTGTGATTCCAGAATCTCTATAGTCAACCCATGATGCGCCATTCCAAACCTTTGGCCTATTATTATTAGCTGTATCAAACCATAGATCTCCAACTGCTGTTGCTGTTGCTGAAGTTCCAGTGAAGATTGATTTTTTTGCATTGATTGCAGTCAAGGTTGATCCACCAGTAATAACTACGTTTCCAGATATATCTGCTCCCGTGGCATACATCTTTCCAGTTTTATCTACTCTAAATGCAGCGTTAGATCCTGTTTGGGAGCCCACCCACAATCTCCAGGTTGCATCATTTGAACTTAGACGAACAATAGAAGCAAGGGTTCCCGTAGTATCTCCTAAAGTAATATTTCCATTGCTGTCTAATATAGTTCCGCTTTTAGAAATTGAGCCTACTGTTTGTGAGGTTCCGCTAATTGTCCAGCCACCTATAAAACCTTTACGAGCATCAAGAAGTCCAGCAGTTGTAATGGCCACGGTTGCATCTGTTGCAATTCCGTCATACGCAAAAATACCAGAATCATTAAATCTTACTCTAGCCCCGCTTGTTGGCGAAGATCCAGCGTACAAAGTTCCACTTGACGTTCCTCCTGAAGGTACGGCTAGCTGAACATTGCCAGTAAATTTTCCTCCCGTTGCATCAACGTTACCAGTTAAATATAAATCTGTTCCGTTCCAATATAAAAACTCTGTTGGGTTTCCAACCCTAAATTGTCCAGTCGTAAGCCAAAAATTATTGCCAACGTTTGTTGTAGATTTGTTTAAAATTATGCCATGATATGTTCCAGAAGTTAAAGATGGATTTGTTAAAGGTACTGTATTTAAATTAATACTTTGTGAAATACCAGTACCTATTTTAAACAAGTCCTGGGAGGCTCCGCCTATTGCTATAAAAGATTTAAGTCTTGCAAGAGCTCCAGCTGCTGTGCCGTCGGCATCTTGTGCTTGAAAGGTTCCAGATGCAGCACCAGTCCAATTTACAACATCATACGGTGTAACGGCTGCTACCTGGTAATAATATAATGTGTTAGGTATTAATCCAGTAGCAACAAAAGTATTATTTGTTCTTCCATCTACAGAAGCATATTCCCAAAGCGGAGTTCCAGTATTTGGATTTGTTGTTGACCATCTGATTGCGTAACCAGCAGTTTTGGTATTAGTTGAAACAGCCCAAGTCAATGAAGAAACTACGCTAAATCCACTTAAATCTTTTGGATCAATCGATGCTGTGGCTGTGGTTGAAGCTGGATTTTCAACTGTAAAAGTTGTGTCTGGGTCTGGGTTTAGTGGAGTAACAGGCCCCGCTGTAACGCTAGATCTATTAGAGTCGTCCCACTTATCTCTTACAGTAACCTTTACCCACCTAGGAGCTGTGCTTCCAGTTTGTATTGTAACATTAGTTGATGTGCCTACATAAACTATATACTCTTCTCCAGTGAATGTGCCAGTTAAACTTTCAAATATAACAATATCTTCTTGTACGCTTAATGGGTCAATATCAAACTTTACTCCATAGGCCCTGTAAGATGGGGTCAACGTTAAGTTTAAAACTGGCTTGGTTAAATTTGGAATATCAAAGGTATGCTGTACTGATGCTGACCTAGGGCCTTCTGTGATTTCTTTAGTTTCTGCATCTTCAAACAAATATGTAAACCAAAATGTATACTTTTTATTTTTTACTAATGGAAGTCTTATAATTTTATCGTATGACTCACTGGATGAATTTGAGGCAGCGTTAGCAGCATCGGAATTATTTTTATTTAAGTCTGGTGGGGTGTATCCCTTATAAGATCCATCTGCCATTTTAGAATGCTATTCCTAATCTATATTCAATATCCATCTGTCTGCCGATTGATTTAGTAATTGGATTTGCAATTACAGATCTACTAATTAATCCATAATCTGATCTGAATGAATCTTCGTCATTAAGCCTTACGCCATCAAATAAAACATTGCATGCGCCAGACGACTTTGCTTTAACCCCAACCGATATCTTTATTATCGATGAGCTATCTGGGGAACCAGATTCAAATCCGCTAGAGTACAGGTTGTTTAGTGTTAATGACTTTAACTTGTTTCCAATAGACAAATCTCCAGAATATCTAATCTCATAATAGTCTGTAGACGAACTGTACAGTCTAACAAAAACATAGTCTAAGTTTAAATCGTTTTGCACGTAAGCAAATGTTAAGCTGTCATTTTGACTATATCCAGTAATATCTAAACTTATGTTAGCGGAATATTGATTTGTGGTAGAGGGAGTTGCAGAGATTGATAAGTTATTAGAGCCAAACCTTGGTGTTGGAGATATAACTGCAGTTGAGTATGATCCGTCATCTAAAGTCCACTGTTGGTAGTCAGAAAAATTAGTAATAGATCTACTTGAATAATCGGTTGCTCCCAAAGTAACACTTGGATAAAGGCCAACTTCAGATATAATTCCAGAAACATCTACGGGCAAAGTTGCTCTATAAACAACGCCATAAGTGCTAAGTCCAGTAGTTGCACTTGTCTGTATGTCTACGCTTGAAAGATTTACCTGTGCTCTATAAAATTCAAAATCTAGGCCAGTGTTGTTTTCGGATGCGGTACTTGAACCTATTCCAATTGCTATGTCTTTATCTTTTACAAAAGACTGGCCAGCTAGATATTGTGTTAAGTATCTTTTCCCAAATTTAGTTAAAATATTTTTAGATTTATATATTTCTTTTCCATCTTGGATAAAAACATAGTGTCCTGATAAACAAATATTAGATTCCATATCCCATAACTCCTATCACTTCTGATCCAACATGATTTTTAACATTAAATTTAAATTCAACAAATTGATTTTTATTTCCGTCCGTTATCAAAGTCTTGCTTATCAGCTTAATATCTTCTAAGTTGGGGGCCTCTAGCCCTTCTTCTGTTTCTACAACAACCTCTACGTCAGAGTCCGACTCTTCTCCTGATATAGAACTTATTTCAGATTGCGTAAGTGTAGAGGGGTCTACAATTATATACAAGTCTGGGTTGAGCACATCTATGAGCTTGTCTCCTGGAAAAAGCAAAAGCTTTTTTGATTTAGGGGCTCTTGAGGCTGGTTGTTTTTGATTACTCATATTAACATTCTACCATTTCATCCAGTATAAATCGATCTACAGGTCAGTCTTGTTACTGGGGGGCTAATATCGTCGTAGTTATTTTCTACCTCTAATACCACATACTTTCCTGCTGAATATGGCGGGGTTACGTCTTCAGAAGAATATAGCTGATTTGCTGGGTAAGATATTTCAACCACATCTCCAATTTGAATTAAAGGGTTTATAAATGTTTCTAGGCTTACAACTCTTTGTTGTTTTGACCACTGTTCCGTAATCCATTTAGAAAGAGCAATTGCTTCCGATTCTTTTTGTATCCAAAGTGAATCAAAGGCTATTTCTTCAGATCGATCTTCGTCTGTTAAACTAGGGTCAATATATTCAAATGCGTCTGAGGGGGTTATTTGATTTCCAACTATTACAAAAGATTTTTCTTGACCATTAGATAGGCTAGTAAAAGTTCCAGTATTGTTCATAACAAAAACGTCCATTGTAAATGGGTCTAACGAAGACCCCACAAGAGTGACATCATTATTTTGTACAATGACGGGATAAAGGGGGTAGCCTGGGGAGTTTGTATATCTTCCAGTAATTCTTTTTAATTCTCTTGCTACTGGACCAAACTCTCTAAGCCACACATCTGTAACAGCTTTGTCATTTTTATTAAATATAAAATCACTAAATGTTTTTACCATCGCAGAGTTAGTTGAAAGAAATCCAGCGTATGCATCAAAAGAAGATGTTGATCCAAATTCTTCTTTTGTAAGACTAGCTGTGTAGACATAGTCGAACGATGTTACTCCCTGCAAAGAAGCTATGCCAATTTTATTTGTTAGCGGTATTGGTGATGTATCCGTAATTCCAACTATTTTTCCGTTTAAAGATATTTTAAAAACTCTATTTTCTTCAGAACCATTCATTATTGTAAGACCTTTAATTTCAACTTTATACAAGTCTCCACCATTGATATTTGTAACTATGCTTCCATCTTCATCTTTTTGGCTTGTTGTCATTGCAACTGGCTTGCCGTCTACAATTTTATAAAAATTTACATCCCTATATGTCTTATCCCCATTACTATTTTGAGTGGTAGATATAGAAAGCAGATATCCGCTTGTATTGTTTGCATTTAATGAAAAAGCTATTCCAGCGGTTGTCATTTGATTTCCAGTAACCTGTTTTGTTGTTTTATCTACTATGAGTGGAAAGTACATGTTGGTTCCTATAACAAACGCTTTATCAGAGCTTGAATTATATTGAGCCTCTGTAGTTGCTATTTTATATAAAGTGTTTGGAACATATTTATCTGTGGCTGGGTCGTTGGGGTCGCTTGGAGGAACGTATGTCACATCGTTGGCAAATATTGTTGCCATTGATCTAGAAACTCCCTCGTATAACATTTTTTGACCGTCTGAGCCTTTTGGGTCATAGGCTGGAATACTTGTAGTTAGCATTGAACCTGGACTTGATGTAAAATTACCTGTTGCAGAATTCCATTCAAGCTGGGTCCACCCGTCTTGTGAATTTCCAAGAATGTGTGTCATGTCTTTATCTAGCATAGATTGAGTGTAGGAGGAGCTAATCGGACCCAATACGTTGAATGCATTTCTAGTTTTAATTCTATAGTTGTTAGTTGCTTTAAATGAAGATGGCTTAGAGAGCCCTTGGTATTTTGCAACATCAGAATCAGAAGTCATCCATTTATATTTTATTGTTCCAGTATCTACTTCAGAATAGCTATACTCTATTGCATCATATTCTATAATTTCTTTTTCAATTACAAGATATCCGCTAAAACTGTACTGAACAGTATTATACCCGCTTGTAATAACTGGTTCGCAGGACACAACTCCTTTTGCCGCAACCTCACCAGAATTATTTGTATATGATGGCTGTACGGGCAATACATCATTAACCAATGCCGATGCCCCAAGCGTAATGACTGGTGCGTCGTAAAGATTTTCTCCAGTACCTCTATAAGAGCTGACAAGCTGAGGAGTATATATTATTTTTACAGCTTTTACTGATGGTACATTTTCAATAGACAGGCTAGATATGTTTGCAAGTTTTGTGCCAATATTTCTGTCTCTAAGCTTTATGTTTGTAACCTTATCTTTTTTAAATATGTAGTCTCTTGGATAAAACTGTAGAGTATCGTGCTCATCAAAAGTAGCTATCATTTGTGTGTCTTTGCATAAATCTTGTATGTGATCCCACACTGTTTTAGTCTGATCAGTGTACCAATGATATGGAGATATTACTGTTGTGTCTGAAGTTGTAAGATTAAAGTTATAGTTGGTAAATCCAACAGAGTCTAGCAGCCTTCTAATAATAGCAACCGAAGTCATGTTATCACAAACAATATCTGGTGGCTTTATGTACTGCAGCTCTTTTGCTCCATCTAATGCGGTTATACTAACTTCACCAAATTCACTTACAGAAAAAGATTCAACATAAAACTTTCCTAGTTTTATTTTTTCTGTTCCTATTACCACGAATGGATTTAATACGGAATCTTTGTATAAGTTTATTTTATTTTTATTAAAAGGAGCTGTTTTGTCATAATATTCATATGCCCTATCATATCCATTCATTTCTAAGTAAACAGAGTTTGACGTAACATTTCCTACAGGAACTATACCAGAAATATCATCTGAGGCTGATTTGTTTACTGTCATTGATACTAGCCTATTAGTAATATCAATTACATACCTTGGAGATATTTCTATTACACCTACATATCCGCCAGATGTATCTAAAGACGAGATTTCAATTTTTACTGCGCTAATATTAATACCTGCTGAAGGTTCTGTAAATTCGGTTGTACTCCAGGAGCTTCCATTGTAATATAAATTAACAACACCATTGTCTGGGACAGGAATATTTGTAGCAATTGTGGTTTCTGTTCCAGTAAGTCCTATTGTTTTTACTGTCCAATTTACTGGCTTTGAGTGTGATGTTTCAAATTTAACAACTATTTTATTTGTTACTGCAGTTTTTGCAGCAGGATATGAAGCTGTCAATATACAATTAGATAAAGATGTTCCAGTTGCCACTGGGGTGACCCAGTACTTATAAATCATTTTTGAACCTGAAAAATATAATCTAGATGTAAAGTTGGCGGCTGTTTTATATTTATCAATAACTCCAGACGCTGCATCTTTGGTTAGACTTGGATCTCCTGCAATCATATATTTAATGCCTGCAAGTTTTGGGCGACGTGGATCAATAATAGATGTTATTGGGAATAGTTTTTCAAATGGCTTATAGGTATATCCGTCAACTGTTTTTGTTGCAGTCTTGACTCCTTCAGGGGCGTCTATACTAACGCCAGAAATTAAAGAGTTCATGTTATATTCAATCCAGCATCCATTTGTAATAGGCAAGGATTGTGCTTGTTCTAGTAAGTTAATTGTACTTTGTGTGGCAGATAACATTATACTTCTTCCAGGCCTATAGATACATCCCAAAACTCTTGTGGTGCGTCAGCAGAATTTTCTTTTACATTTCTTTTGATAATAGTAAATGAACATGAAGTAAAAGACATTAAAAGGATTTCGTCTCTAGCTACATTATTATTATATGATATTTTTACCTTAAATGTGTTTTTACCTTTTTCTCCAGAATAAAAATCTTTAATTGATTTTGCTCCGTATCCCCCGTCTACCGTAGATGCATCATTTGTTGGCAACATGCTCCAGCTAGTGCTAATAGATCTTTTATCAGCAATGTGCACTTTCCTTAAGGCTCCACCAGACATTCTTTGTGTCTTTTCAATTCTTTCAATATTTATAGAAATAGGAGACCTGTTGTGTTCAGATAGTTTTTGCCATGAAGGAGTGTCCGTGCTAGAGATATCTAAATACAGGGCTGAGCCTACTGGTAAAGTTAATGTCATGTTTTAATACTCACATTCATTGGGTTTCCTACTATTTTAGCATTTAGCTTAGCATCTTGTCCAATAGCTTGCTTAGTCATCGACACCACTTGTCTAACAAAGGCATCAGTGTTCATTCCTTCAGATGGATAAATGTTTTGTGTCAAATTTATAACACCAGTTGCAGAAGATTGATGTACTGGTTCCAGCATCTTAGATGCCTGCTTGACATCATATCTAGGTGTGGAGTATGGTATTTTAGCCATGTTAGGAATAATCATTCCTCCAAATGCCATTTCTGGTCCACGATCTCCAACGATTGTAGGAACCTTTGGATTAAGCTTCATTGTTCCGTACCCAGCTTTTTCAACTCTCATTGTTCTAAGGTATGCGTTATCCACTCCAGTAATTCTATACTTTTGATTACCTTGTGTAAATACACTTCCGACTGAAGAATCGATACCTTGTGCTAGCAAAGACATTGAATCTATTGTCATTATTTGTTTTGCTGTGGAGCCTTTGCCAACCGTAACACTTTTAACTCCAGGGTTTGATGCTGTAGCTTTAAATACTGTATTTGCCGTTCCCTTTACATCCATCTTTTTATTATTAATGTAAATGTCTCCAGTCATAGACTTTACCTCAATACCCTTTGCAGACAACCCTTTTGTAACCGCATCGTTTACTCCACCTAATAATCCAAGAGCTTGATCAGTTACATCTACTGGAGTAAGTCTGGCCTTAGGGTGTGTTGGCTGCTTAACCTTAGGTATAAATCCAGGACGTGCTGTTTCTGCAACACCGACTAGCCCTGCTGCGTCTTGTCTTCCAGCATTAGGGTTTTCGTCAGTTCCAGTTTTTAAATAATCTTTAAGCTCTTTACCTGCAGCAATTGCATTTATTGCTAGAGTGGTCATTGCCTTGTTGACATCATCAATCTTTTGTCTTTCTGTTGCAATTTTTTTATTTAGCTTGTCTAACTCTACTGCAGCAAGGGCGGCGTTGTCGCTAAGTTTTTGCTGTCCGTCATTAATTGATTGTATTCTAGCTTCTAGGGGAGCATTTGTGCGCTTAAGCGCATCTTCAATTGCTTTCTTTTGAGCATTGTACTGCATTGTAGACTCTAGCTGCTTAACATCTAAACCAGCTTGCTGTGCGGTTGCTGTATCGCCTCTTGCTATAGCAGCATCGTATTCTATTTTCTTTTTAGCAATTTCATTAGCTAGATCGGATTCTTGTTTCGCTGCGTCAAGCGCTCTCAACCTTGAATCTGCAAGCTTATTGTTAGCATCTATTTGCTTTTGTAAATTCTTAAGTTGCTCTCTAGTATTTATTTGCGCCTTAACGCTTTGACCTTTAGCTGCATTTTCTAAAACCTTTTGTTGATCTGTTAACCTCTTTAAATTTGCATAATTTTCTTTTAAGAACCCACCCTTGTTTGCTGCGGTTATAGATTGAGATACGGCATCTGCTACTTTTGAAAGAGTGCTTACAGCCTCTGCTCCTAGTTTTGAAAGGTCTCCAGTAAAACCCTTAGCAGCAAGATTCATTTTTTCAAATAAGCTGACAACTGTGTCTGCAGGGTTTATAATCTTTTTTAGCTCTGGATTTTGCTTAATCATTTCTTCTCTAGTTTTTGCAGTTAAAACAGCTCTAGAGGATTCTAGTTTATTTAGTTTATTAAGCATAGCTTCTTGCGCTTGATATTGAGTTAATGCTTTTGTATTGCCAGTTTTATCTGCTTTAGCAGCTTTTTTACTTTGCTCAACCATATCTAAAATTCCAGCATCTATAGCATTTAGACCTGTACTTACTGCTTGAGCCCCTTCACGACCACCTTCTGCTGAGGCAGGGACGTAGTTGTCTATTGCGGCAACTGCTGCGTCTTGTCCAGTTTTAATATTTCTAAATGCACGATTGCCTACAGTAAAAGCTCCAGCTTTTTCTGCTTGATCTGACATCTTAAACATTGCAAATATTTTTTTACTTGCTTCATCTGCTGACAATCCAGCAGCCATTAATGCAGTTTTTATATCTATTGCTACTTGTGGAAGATCGGACGCTTTAGATTGATTAATTAATTTAATCTGATCAGAGTATACTTCGGTAACCTCTTTTTTAAGTTTCTTATACTCTTGAATTGTCATAGATATTGGCATACCAGAATCTTGCATGCTTTCGTAAAGCAACTGATTTCTTTCTCTTATTGCCTCTATGTTTTTAACTGTGTCTGCAAGTTTTGAATTGTAATCAGTAAACTTAAGTCCTGCTTTTTTGGCAGCTTCTTCTGTTAATCCGTATTGGGTTATTCCGACTCTTAAGTGTTCATTATGATCTTTTATTCTTCTATTAATAATAGCAAATGTTGTAGCAGCTATTGCAACTCCAACATTTAATCTAGTAACAGCCATTCTTGCCATTGCGCCAAATCTAGCAAGTTTACTTGTGCTATTGGCAGCAGCTTCAAGTTTTGCTCCGTAAGCAGTTAAAGCTCTTGAATTACCTGGGTGTGCACCGACGATAGGAAGCTGTTCTACTGCTCTAGTTGCTCCCATTGGTGCTCTCATCTTGCTCATAGAAGCTATTGGAGTCTTTGCTCCACCGCCACCCATGCCCATAGCACCCATACCAAGCATTGAGCCTAGCATTCCGCCCATCATGTCTCCTCCAGGAAGTCCTGTCATCTTACCTAATGCTGAGCCACCTTGGAATCCGAGTAGCTGCATAATCATCATCTTAATGAATCCACCAGCGTTATATCCTTGAGGTATAGGGGTTTGATTAGGAACAATTCCACCAGCATTCTTTGGAACAAATATTTCTGGTCCCTTTTCTCCTACAAGATATGGCTTGCCAGCGTTTACTGGTCCACCCATTTCTCTTGGCTGTATTTCAAATATTAATTTCTTTAATGCTTCTGTCATTGGAGTATCTTTTTTAGAATCCCAATTCATATATTTCTTTCTTAATATATCTTTATCAATAGGAGAAAGCTGTTTAACTATGCTTCTGTCTGATATTAGATTGCTTGCAGCCATTCTAATAACAGCATCAAGTGAGTCTGGCTCTAGGCCATTCTTTAATGTGCCATCAGGCATCTTAACATATCCATATGGCTTTTCTTTTGCTAATTCTGCAGCAAACTTATCATACAAATGTTTTTGTGTATTTTTTCTTAATCCGCTATTTGCAAAAAGCTTTTCTGCCATTTCAATTGAAAGAGAGTTTACTCCCCAAGGAGCTGACTCATACATGCTTGGCTTCGGTGCACCAGTTGGACCAAAGCCTGCCCCAATTCTGTGCATCGCTTTACCCTTAAGTACATTTCCAATCATTCCGCCAATATTAAATCCATTTGCCTGAGTTTTAAAATCGTTGTCAGAAAGACTTGCTGATAATCCTTTTTGTCTACGCTTTAGTTCATCAGCTGCAATCATCTTAGCAATAGCGGCAGGTGTCATTGTTTTTTCTGGCGCTATCTTTAATGAAGAATGAACTCCATGAAGATCTTGATAAGTTTGTCTTCTGGCTTCATCTAATCTATCAATCATTTTATTATAAACAATTTTTTCTTCTGAGTTTAAGGTGAATGTTGATATGGTTTTCTTTAGCTGAGGAAGAGCCCTATTAATTTCTTCAAGCATGCGATCATTATATTGATCTGCTGTCATTCCTTGTGGAATATCTGCAGTAGACTCCGCAAAGAATTTCTTTGCGCCGCTTCCCTTTACACCCATTAAATTAACTAATGCTTGGTGTTTAAACGAAGGAATGGTTGCAGAGTAATCTCTTGGACCTGACGCTGTTGCAAAAACTCCAGCGGGCCCAACGTCTGCAAGAATATTTCCAGAAAGATTGCCTCTTCCTAAATCTTTATCTCCACGTAATGCTGATGCAACTAATTGTCTAAAATATTGATCTTCGTCAAACTTACCATCTTGATTAGCTATAGCAGGATTGTATTTAGACTCAAGAGCAAGTAATTTTCTTTTACCTGTTGGATCTGTTGGGTCTCTCATAACAACAACCTTTTGATTAGGGGTCTGTAGTCCATGCACTTCACGGGCGATTTGTGTTGCTCTTATTTCAGCAAGAGCAGCCTTTTCATCTAGGACTGGCTTAACAAAAACCTTATCGCCACCCTTAGAATACAGCCCTCCAATTCCAGCAACTGGGAAACTTCTACCAGAGGTTGGCTCTATCAGTTCATCATAACTAGTTACTGGAGATTTGCTAAATCTTGAATTTGATACTGCTTGGCTAGCTTTTTCCATTGCAGTTTTTGCTGCTCTTTGTGCCTCTACCTGTTTAATTGTTCTAGGCATTCCTAAGAACAGTCTACCGCCGCCAAATAATTTTTGTGCAAACTGGCCTGGGATTTGCCCGCCTTCATTTGCCGCAATTTCCTGTTTGATGGGAAGCTTTTGTCCTTTTGTTAAAAGCATTCTGAGCATCTTAGTAATCATATGACCACGCTCAATAACTGGCATACGCTTTATAAGGTTTGATGCATTTCCGTAATTTAGTTGTTTTGCTAATACGTCTGAGATTCTTTGAGCTGATTGTTGATACAGAGGAACTCTATCTACAAATTTACCAGCTGTCATTCTAGATAAATGATTAGTAAAGGTGTTAATTGTGCTTGATCCAGCTTGAGCTAGGTACGCATTACCTCTAGTTCTATTGCTCCTTATTTTTCCGTCTTCTTCTGTAAAGAAATTTCTATCTTTGTCTAAATGCTCTGATGCATAATCAAAAGTTTTATCTGGTCTAGTAAATGAGTTAATAACTTTTTGCATAGATACTTGATCTATGTCTGGTCTGGACATAAATGTAGAAATTAAACTCCTGGTCGGAAGAACTGCTCCAATTTGTGGTCTTCCCCCAGGCTTTAACTCAGAAGGCTTGTCTTTCCAAAGCAAATCTTTATATTTTGCCTTAGATACACTTCCATCTTTATTTGTTATACTTCTTCCCATGCCCTGCATGTCAATGAAGTCTTGCATTTTTCTTGCCTGTTCAATTCTTATTGAATTAAATAATTGTCTGTTTACTCTTCCAGTTTTTAAATCTTTTGATTTAGACAAAGCCTCTTCATAATCTCTTTTAGCCATTGAGATTGCTTCGTCTTCAGAAAAACCAATGTTATTAAGTACAGCTGAGTCATGTAAGATAACTCTATTCTTTAATGTTGAATCGTAGTTGCTATCGGCATTTCTTTCAAGCCATGCCTTTAAGCCTTCCATGAAATTTTGAGAAATTCCTCCGCCAATATTTCTACCCATTCCAGATGTATTTCCTGGTCCGCCATTCAAAGCATACATTAATGGCATATTGTTCTGTGCAATATTTGGTGGTATGACTGCCTCACCAGGAGTAAGAACTACAGGAACTTGTCCCCCAGTATTTCTAAATACTGGTCTTCCTCCAAGAAGGTTTTCAATTACTGGCATGTTTGCTTCTGTTCCAGCTTTGTTAATTACAAATGCTCCAGCCTCGGCTGTTGTGTGGTATGTATCAGTGTTTCCAGTTCCTGGTACTATTCCACCCTTTGCAAACTTTGGCTTTGTTGTTTGAATGTTATACCCTGCACCTGATGTTCTTACTCCGCCAAGTGCTCTTGCAATTCTATCTGCTATTTCTTTTGTAGATCCTTTATGAAACATCTCTTTCATATTTGATTTTCCAGTTGCTGGGTCTACTACAGGCTGTGATGTTAGTGGGACAGTTGTTAGATTTATAGTTCTGCCTTGACCAGCCGCTATTTTTTGAGAAGTTTCGGCAAGCATTGCTTCAACTGTTGCATTTAATTGAATTACTTTTAATCTTGCCTCATCGGCTGTTATCTTACTTTGCTGAAGCTGTCTGACAATTAATGCCGTTTCTTGTGCAGCAAGTTCTGTAATTTCTGAAAATTCTGGTAGCAGGGCTTGATAAGAATCAGATAAGCTTGATGTAATTGTTCCTGTTGCCATAACTTCTTTTTTCAACAAAGTTATTTCTGCTTCTGATTGCATTGCAATTGCTGCTGTCATTGCATGCCATTTTGCAGCTTCTTGAGAAACTATACCCGTAGATATACCGTTAACAGAAGTTACTCCTGGAATCTTTGGCAAATCTTGATTCATATAAGCTTGAGGATTTTTTCCAATTCTAACGTTTACTGGACCTGCGCCTGGGACTGTGCCAAATATAGTTCCCATCTGAGGGCTTCCAGCAGGAATCATGTGGGACATATCTCTTGAATACGGCTGTCCAATTAATGGATTATTTTTATCAACCATTCTTCCACTTGGATTACCTGCGGCAATTACATTACCAGCAATGGTAGAAATTCCTGGCTGTACCGCAACCTTAGCGGCGTTTGCTTTCATCTCAAGACTATCAAAAGATGCTGCAAGAGTATTTACTGCATTTGTTAAAACAACAGTAGCTTCTGCGTCGCTGTAGAATGTTGTACTTAAACCTTGTGCCGCAGCATTAGCTGCTATTATTTCTGGAGTAAGTAGCTTAAATCCCTTTCCTCCTGAAGCCATCTGCCTTAATGAGAATATTCCCTTTGTGACATAACCAATAAAGTTTGCCATAACACCAGTTAACATAATAAGTGGTCCAGCAAATGCAGTTAATCCACCAAGTGCGTTTAAAAATGTTTTTACTGGTCCTGGTAGTCCTCGGAAGAATTTAATTATTCCGTCTACTACTTCTAAAACCTTTGTGCTAATTTTTAAGAATTGCTCTCCAACGCTTGCAAGATCTGCTTGAACTGAAGCAAGTGCTCTTTTAAATTTTCCAGAAGCGGATTCGGTTATCATTCCTAATTCTCGTTCTGCAATACCTGCAAGCTCTGCAGTGCTAGCGCCCATTAGCTCCATAACCTGAACGGTTTGAGATCCTTCTCTTCCTATATTTTCAAAAAGTGCTGAGAGTCTTGCGTACTGGAATTTACCAAAAAGTTGTTCTATGGCTCTTGATTTACTTAAAGGGTCTAGCGTGTCTAGGGCTGCCTGAAGATCTAAGATGGTATCCGTTAGGTTTCCAGCATTGGAAGTCACAATACTATCTAGATCAATTCCAAATCCAGTAAATAATTCTTTTGCAACTTTTGTTGGGTTAATAAGAGATGCCATTGCTGACTTAATTGCATTAGCACCTTCAGATGCATTTACTCCGCCTTCTTTCATTGCTGTTAGATACAGAGCTAAATCTTGAACGTCTCCTCCTAGAGACTTTACAACTGGCCCAGCTTTAGGGATTGCTTCAACTAAATCTTGTAGAGAAGTAGAGGTTTGGTTTTCAACTGCGTTAAGGAAGTTAATTGATTCGGATAGCTCTTCTGTATTTTGTTTAAATGCATTTTGAATAGCAAGGGTTGCTTTCATAGCTTCTTGTCTATCAATTTCTCCAAGCACTGCAAGTCTCGATGTTTCTCTTGTTGCTTCTAGAAGCTCTGTTCCTTGCTGTCCTGTTGCAGCTAAATCCGCAGCCAGTGCAATTGTATCTTTAAAAGCAAGACCATACGAACCTGCAAGTTCTCTTGCTGTATCTGAAACATCTTTTCTTACTTGAGCTAGCTCTGCAGATGATACTGCAGCTAGTCCGCCATAAACTTTTGTTAATCTAACTAATTCTTCGTCTGCAGCTCTAAATGCTTTTTGTGCAGCAGCACCAAATGCCATAAGCGGAACAGTTAGTCCTACGGTTAACTGACGACCAGCCCATTGCGTATTTTTACCCCAGTTGATAAGCTGGTTAGATCCGTCAAGCATAACCTTGTTCATGATGGCTAGCTCTTGTCTTGCAATTGCTGTCTTATTTTTTACTTCATCTAATCCCTTTGCAACCATTACGTTGTATTGCATTAGGCCCTGTGCGTTTTTGCCGACTGGTTGAACTATAGCATTCTGAAGCATTACCTGCTGCTTAGCTAGGTCACGAATTAGTGTGCTTGTTTTCTTTGTGTGTCCATTCCAAGCATTGTAGTATTGACCTAGCTTTAGCCTGCCTGAGTCTAAATTTTTACCAAATTTTTCTACATCTGAGGTAAGGGAAACAAAGTGCGATGAAAACTGTCCTGTTGAACGCATTGTTTCTGCGAAGGACTTGTTCATTACTGCAATTTGATTTGCAAGTTTTGCGTTTGTTCCTGCTGTTGTTTCTTGCAGTTTTACGAGTTGGGAAGTAACCGCAGCTAGCTGAGTTCTTAAACTCGTAAAGTCTGCGTTGGCGGTAATATTGGTAGTTATTATATTATCTGCCATATATATATGTTACTCTATTCGGTATCCTAATCCAGCCCCAATGCCAAAACCAGCTTCGCTAGCAAATGAGCCTTGTAACGAAACAACATCATCTGCTGATGCGTTTATGCCAAGTGCTCGTCTTTTGACATCTTCGAAAGAAGACCCCTCCTCATTTTTACTGCTATTATCATTTAGCTCAATGCCTTGAATTGAAGCCAAGAATGTTCTTTTCTCTAATTCAGTTTTTTGCATTGACTTAAAAGTCTGGACCATCTCTGGCATTGAAAGACTATCTTCTAGTTCTTCGTAATTTTTCCAATTACCTAAAAGAAATACTTCCCCTTCTAAAGCGGCTAGATCTAGTTCTGACCAGCCAGTACTGCTGCCGCTAGTTGGTTTGGGTCGTCCATCTTAATTCCTCCGCAAATTTCAAGAATGCGGTTAATAGTTGGTACGTCAAGCGTGTCTTCAAAAGCATCTATATCTTTAACTAACTCAGGCAATTGCTTTTCTAGGGCCACTGCACATGCCTCGATAAGTATGCTAAGAGTTTCGTCTTCTGTTGTTACTTCTTGTGTTCTTGCAATGACTTTCATAAACTTACGTAGCTCTTTAATTGTTAAAGGCTTAAGTTTAACTGTTGCGCCATTTTGTAGCTGAATTTCTTCAACATCGTATACTGTTGTTGCCATTTAATCCTCCTAGGATCTAGTCTTAATTATTGTATCATATT